TCATAGCCCAAAATCTTTACAACAAACTTAATAATCTTGATTCTCATTGACTTACCTTTCATGTAGAAATGTTGATACAGCATATTTAGTTCCGCTTATAACTGGATGAGCAATATGTCTGTATGGATAATTTGATGGAAACATTATTAGTGTTCCCGCTTTTGGCTTTATCTTTATATCAAAGTTAACAAACTCAATCTCGCCACCTTCATAATCATCGTTTAAGTAGATTAGTACAGATATTGACCTGTTAACTGCTGGATATGAATCATAATGGCTGTGAAAATATTGTCCAACTTCATACTTCAATAGTTGAAAGTTTTCTGGATTATATACATCTTCAACAATGCTAAATATTTCCTTATATGATTTTAGTCCTGTAAAAACAATATCGTTGTATAGATTTTCAAGTTCAGTTAATTTTTCAACATCAAAGTCTGCTGATATATGTAGATTACTATTTGTTCTTGCTAGACTACGGACTGGAGTACGCTCAGAAGATGGTCCTTCTGCAGTACCCAGTACCGTAGCCTCTTTAAACTTTATTCCCAAAGAATTATCGTTTACTAAATAATTTACATCTTGTATATGCTCTTCATAGTTATCTAAAACATTTTCATATACAGCAATTGCTCCTGCAAAGATGTTAGTTGGAAATAAACTAGAACTCATTACTTTACTTTGTTTCCAAACTTAGCCCATACTCTTTCGTGTAGGAAGTAACCAATCGCTTCCCATCCAATATAAATAAGAGCACCAAGACTAGCATACTCCCATTCACCAGTAAACAAGTAGATTACTCCAGCAACACCGACAAGGTGAAATGTTTCCCAACTTGCTGTTTTCAGTAATGTTCTTTTAGTTGATTCCATATCACTTAGCCTTCAATGCTTTAAAAGTAATAGAGTCTACAATGCCATCAGACTTAAGTTTGTTTGCTGATTGGAATGCCTTTACAGCCTTCTCAGTTCCTGGACCAAAGTCCCCATCGGCCTTAAGGCCAAGAAACTTTTGAACTTTCTTAACTGACTCACCCTTTGATCCACTCTTCAGTGGCTTAAATGCTACGGCCTTCTTTGCTGCTGGCTTTGCTGCAGACTTAACTGGTTCTGCAACAGTTCCAGCCTTAGAAAGCAATGGAGCATTTTCTTCTCCAGTATAAACTGGTCGGCCCCAACCCACTACAGCGTTAAGGATACCCTTCTTATTCTTTACATAAGCACGAGTCTTCTCTACACACATTCCGCCATTGCGCTGATCTCCCTTTGCAGTTCCAGATGTGTTTCCTTCAATAACTTGAATAGTACCATCTCCATTATTCTTAATGCAAAGACCTACATGTGAAATACGATTTACGCCATCATCTGGAAAATCAAAATAAATCCAATCTCCTGGAGTTGGATCATCATTACGAGCATCGGCCCAGCGATTATTCTTCTTAAACCAATCTGCTGCTGCAACTGTTGATGCAGACTTTGGATACTTCTTTGGATCTAGTCCTGATGTAAATGCAGTCCAAGAAACAAATGACTGACACCATGGCTGAAAGTTTGCACCTGTCCACTTGCCATACTTTGTTTCGTTATCTTTGGGACCTTCAATAGTTCCAACTTCTTTCTTAGCAACTTCAATAATTGCTTCTAATGAGCCTTTGACAGCCATAAAAACCTCCTAAGTTTTGTCTTACCAGTATACCAAAGAATGAGCCTTTTTGCAACTTGCTCAGGTTGTCCCAGGTAGCGTCCTGAAATTTATTTGATCTTAATAGATCTAGGCTTTTTTTCTTCAGGAACAATACGATCTACATTAATATGTAGCATACCATCCTTTAGGTCTGCCCCAGTTACTTCCATATATTCACCAAGAGCAAATGATCGTGTGAATTTACGACCAGCAATCCCCTTATGAACTACCTCGGCATCTGTTACTTCTACCATCTCACCCTTAATAATAAGTGTTCCATTATCTACGGAAACATCAATATTATCTTTAGAAAAACCTGCGACTGCTATTGAGATTTTATATGTGTCCTCATCTAGTTTTAAGATATCGTAAGGTGGGTATGACTGCTTATTTGCAGTATTGTGTAGATTATATAAGCGCTTCAAGTCATTATCGAAGCCAATAAAAAATGGATCCTTAAAAAGATCCAGTGTGAAGTTTGTTGACATGTTTACCATTTTTATTCCCCTTTCAAGCGAATAAGTTATTGTACCCCCGAAGGCAGTACCTTAATATTATATCACAAACACTACCTTAAAGATTTTCCCTATTATTAAAGAAAGATATGATGTTATATCTGGTTCCCTCAAGTACATCATTAATCTTATGAACATTATTTAGGTTACCCCTAAAACAAAGCACAGACCCAGCATCCAGTTTTAAAGAAATGTCTTGATTTTTAAAATACACTTCTCCGCCAAGATAGTCATCATTTAAATAAAGAATTGTTGAAAAAACATTATGGGTTCCACCATTATCATTTCCATCTAAGTCTGAATCATCAGCATGATAGTCTCCATAAGATCCAGTTTCCCATTTAGCAGCATGTAATTCATTTAGATAAACAGGAACCTTGTGTGCCTCAGCAGTGATTGCTATAAAACTATCTACTATAAAATCTAAATCATTTTTTAAAATAGAAGTATTAGTGTTAAATTCAAAAGGTAATTTAAATGGCATTCCATAAACGCCTGGTGATGGAGTTTCGCTCCAGAACTGAGAGTTTGACTCAAAAAAATCAATGTATTCTTTACACCTTTCTGGTGTTAAAAAATCACGATATACATATATATCAGAATTTCCTAGTTGTTCTTTGTTCATAATAACTACTTATACTCTTTCTTAGTTCTCATTTTATTTTTATAACCATTAGTAAAGGTACTGCGAATTTTAAAAAACTGAGTATCTAACTGATCCGATGCAGTTTGAGCGTCTACCAGTTCAGACTCCCACGATTCTCTTTTAAATGGTATGACTTGTATCAAAGGTGTACCTTGCGGTATTACCCCAACAAAACCAGACTTTACAAAGAATGATAGGTGACCATTAGATATATATTTATCGGTATCTATTAAAGCGCTGACTGCTTTAATTGGCAGTGAATCTTTAAAAGGTGGGTCTATAAACATTGTGCTATATCCTGATGGAGTTGATAGTGACCAAAAGGGATTAAGCCTTAGAAGATCTTTGTGGTAATAGTTTCTGTCATATGGAAGTTCTTCATACTGCGCTTTATTGTGACTTGAAAAAAAATTCTCTGTAATCTCTTTTATTGCATCAGGAACACTGTGTTCTAGTTTATCTGAATTACTTGAGTCTATGTATATATCACAAGGAGCAAGCAAAAAATATCCGCTACTCATTAAATCAAATATTGGCATACATCTTTTTATTGTTGAAGATGTAAAGCCTAAGCCAATTGTCTCATCATTGCTTCCAGAAGATGCCTGCTTTTTGTACCACTCAGGGATCATTTTGGATGCTGGTACAGGCTTAGGGGCAAATATCTCAGTAGTTTTATCAAAAGGATAGAACTTAATCTGATTCATATTTGCCCCTTGCCTTACCGATTAAGGCTTAACTGTTACTGATTTTGCTGGAAGCACTCCTGTGCTTAGATACTGAGTTGCTACGGCAACTGTTACAGATGATGTTGTTTGTGGAATTAGTCCAAGTACAGGTGAGTTAAAGTTAAACACACCAGCGTTATTATCAAGGCTTCCATTTACATCTGTAGATGCATCTGATACATTTCCAGGACTTGTTACAGACACCGTATCCTCAATGCATGCTGGATAATCTACCTTTGTCTTAGGTGCATTCCCAGTTGAAACAAATACAGGAATATTCTTTGACTTAAGTGTTGCAATCAAAGATCTAATAGTTTGATCTGCCTTGCCTACTCCACCATAAGGTGCTGTGTTTGTTGTTGCTGGAGAGCATTCCTTATTACCATTAAAAAATCTTGATACTGAGACTGCCCCAACTGTATTAGAGTTTGCATTGACCCAGTTAAGTGCATCAATAAAGTTTCCAGCATTTACTTCTGCTACAGACTTAGAACTTACTGCTGCAGAAACCAGAAGAATAATTGGAACGCTTGCGCTCTGCTTCTTTGCTACCTCTGCCATAGCATTACCATGATTGATTGCATGAGATAGAGATGGATTTGAAACTGTCACAACATTTGTGCAGTTTGTGTTTGTAAGTGTAATACACTTAATGTTTGGTGCACTAACCTTTGAGTCAAAGTATGAATCAATGATTACTAATGCTTTTTGATTTGATGCTTGAACTGGCTGTACTACAACAAATCCAAGAATTACTGCTACTGCTAACGCTACCTTTTTCATTTTTACCCCTTTAGTTTTATTACGTATTGACATGGGTCGCCCCCTGCTTCCCACTCTTCTTGCTCTTCTTCACTCATGTATGGATCGCCATCATGAGTATTACAGAACGGTTCTGTTATCCAGCCCCGATCAATTCCATTAGTTAACCATATCTCAAACTCTAGATAGTTGTCATCATCAATCATATTATAAGTATATACCTAAATGCTTACTACGTCAACTGGACCCATGCATGATGGGCTAAATTTAATTGCTGCACTTACTGCAGAAACTACTCTATTTCTTGCATTCTTCTGTTTGTCAGTTGCATATAAAACACCATAGGCATATTCCGCACCTGATCCCATGGCAAGGTATGGCAATGTGTATTTAGATAATGACATATCTGCAGAACTGTGTTCATAAATTTCTCCACGAACTGCAATAATTAAACCAAGGTCTCCATCTTTAGATGTGTCTACCCAGAACTCATTATAAAATTCACGAAGTTCTTTTACAAACCTTGTTTGCATAAACTTATCTGTATCTTTAATGTTTGGTGCAGTTGGTTTAAAGTTGTATCGAATTCTTTCTCCATCCATTGCTCCAGCATATCCAATTAGATAGGGACCAATCTTCCAAACTTTAGGAGCATCAAGTGCTAGAATGGTTCCATCATCAGATGCACCACGATCACCAGCCATGTAGATCTTGTCTTCATGCTTTACTACAGCAATACAAGTCATGCAAAAGCCCCTCCCAAACAGATATATTCAAGTATATCATTGCCTGGAAGGGGCTGTCAAACATAGTTATATATGTTTAATTATGCTGTTTTTGATCTTTTCCTGCGTGTTTCTACTACTGCATCCTGCACTGTTGTTGCATTTTTGTCTGTGGTAGAAAATGCTGCATTGATCTCGTCTCTTGTAAGTCTGCCGTCATCCATAAATGCACGAGCCAACTTCTCAACTACAACTGCTACTGCACTAAGTCCAGCAAC